TGTTGAGACAGCCGTGTAATTTGTCTCAGTTAATTTAAATTAAAATATGGAAAGTTCAAAAATTATGATGTTCCCTGAGGTAGGGGGTAATAGTATTGATCCAAATCTGTTGATGGCTTTGAACAACAACGGTGGATTTGGTGGTAATAACTGGATATGGATTTTGTTCCTTTGGCTCATTTGGGGCTGGGGAGGCAATGGTTTCGGTGGAAACAACGGATTCCTATCTAACCAGATTGCAAACGATAGCGGTAGAGAGTTACTGATGAATGCAATTCAGGGTAACGGCAACGCTATCCGTGATCTCGCTGGTCTGTTGAATACTGAAATAAATACAGTCCAGAACGGTATATTCACATTGAACAATGCTATTACCTCTGTAGGTACTCAGGTTGGCATGAGCGGACTGCAGATCCAGAATGCAATACAGAGTGGTAATGCTTCTATTGCTTCGCAGATTTGTCAGTGCTGCTGCGAGAATCGTTTGGCTATTGCTAATCAGACTAATGCATTACAGTCTCAGATGGCTGCTAACCAAGCTGCAGATCAATTAGCTGTATGTCAGTAGACTAATACACTGTCTACTCAAGCTGAGCGTAATACTCGCGATATCGTTGATGCTATTTCTGCTCAGTCAGTTATGATCAACGATAAGTTCTGCGATCTTGAAAAGAGAGAATTGCAGGGTAAGATTGATACGCTTACTGCTGACAATGCTCTGTTACGTGCAAATGCAAACAATGCCGCACAGACCGCATTTATCAACGAGAAGTTCAATACAGTTACTGCTGAACTCGCTGCTATTAAGGCTTCACAGCCTAATACAATTCCTGTTCAGTGGCCTAATGTTACTGCTGTGAACACTACTCCTTATGCTGGAGTATTCTATGGCAACAACGGTTGGGGTTCTAATAGCTTCTGGAATTGATTGAGAAAGGAGGTACTTATGTTTGGTACTACTAATTATCCTTTCAATTTCTCTAATAGGAGAGGAATTCCAATGCTGGAAACTACGTCTGTTACAGTGACAGACACGAATGTAGTACTTAATCTTCCAAATAGATCATTTAGGTGGTTGAATGATAAAGGAGTTATACTGCTCCGTCTGAACCAGCCTATACCGGAAGGTACTACAGGAACACTCCCAGTGTTGTTCTCATCGAATGATTTTACACAACCGCTGACGAATATCGGTGGAACTGCAATTACTGCAGCTCAGATAACTGGTACTGGTGTATACCTTATATATTATGATAAGGATGCTAACCTGATGCAGTTAATGACCACTGCTATTCCTGCAGCTTAATAATAACATTTAAAACTTATTGAATTATGATGGTAATAGAAATGCGCGAAGCTGCACAGGAAAGAGCTTTGGATCTTGTTGAAGAGTTACACGAACTCGGTCATGAGAAGAAGATGGTACTGTGTGAGCTCGAAGATACGCTGTACGATTGTTTTGAAGATTCTAAAGACGAGAAAGAAGACGAGAAGTCTGAAGAAGGTACTGATCTTGGTTTTAAGAGTAAGTATAATCGTCACTATGCAATGCGTAACTTTAATGACGAAGATGAGGATACACACCACAGCTATCGTCGTAGTACTCGTATGCGTAGAAATAGAATGGGTAGATTCGCATGATTAATCGGTCTGTGAGGGGGCTTAGGCCCCCGCAAAGGCCATAATGTTTACAAGTATGTTTTCAGGATTGCGACAAGGTTAGACTCTTTATGTATTAGATAAGAGTTCTGAACCAAAAGTAGTTACGGGTTATGTAGAGCGTATTAGTGCTCCACACCCAATGTATCCTAACTATAATCCCAATGTAAGTTTTGGGGCTAACCTACAAACCGTAGTTGATATTACAGTTAAGGTAGACAATGATAAGAAAGAATTTGTAGGTGTACCTAGTACATCATCCATTCATTCTTATGGAGACTATGTGCTTAGTGAATCTAAGGATAATATGATTTAGGAAGTTACATCTATGTTAGAGAATAGTAAGAGTATACTATCTAATGTAGAGCAACATAAATCTAATATAACAGCTTGTGAGAAGATATTAAAGAGTCTAAGTCCAGTATATGCTAAGGAACAAGAACGTGACGAAGCTATAGAGAATATCTCTGGTCGTATGGATAAGATTGAGAATATACTTGCAAGATTAGAAAATAGACTAAGCCCATAGATATGATAGCACAATATATAAAATTAGGTACAGGTTGGAATGTGTTAGTATATTATGGTGTACATAGAGAAGACTTTATAGAAGTAGAAGATGCCTTAAAACAGATAGGTTGTTCTAGGAGTGATATACATAAATCATTAAAAGTATTAACTAAAGAGAATACAGGTTTTACTTTTAGTAACTCAGATTATAAGATGAGTATAATATGTATAGGTCCTTCTTCAGATATAAGTCAATTTGTTAATACTGCTATACATGAAGCTAAGCATGTCCAATCTCATGTATGTTCTTATTACGATATACCTGAAAGTAGTGAAGATGCTGCTTATCTTATAGGTTATCTAGTATAGAGAATGTACAAAATGTTTTCAAAGATAATAAGACAATATGTTTGATATTCAAGGGGATAAAATTAAGTTGTCTACTGATGACTTAGCTATACCTCCCTTTAAAGATCATTACAACAATGCTAAAGATAAACAGAAAGCATTGAAAGAAATTGAATACGTAATCTGGCTACATAGATGGAATACTCCCTATGAAGCATACCCCATTAATGAGAGAGCATCTATAGTAGCCAAAGACGTGTTCAAAGATGAACATTACGTACCTTCTGAAGAAGTACAATAGCTTGCAAGACGATTCTTAGAGTTTCAGGAAACACCTGGTACAAGATTATTATCAGCGTCTTAGACAGCAGCAGAAGGACTTATAGCAGCTCTAAATGATTACTCTAGTGGTCTAATGGATATAGATACTGCTATAAAGGTTACAAGGATATTAAAGGATGTAGGTAACATAGTAAAGTCATTAGATATAGCTATGAAACAAGCTAAAGCTGAACAAGTTGAAGCTGGTAGAGTTAAAGGTGGCGGTACTATAGGTTTATATGAAACAGTAAGATAATGGCACAAATAGATAAGTTTATTCCCATTCTATTACAGTGGGAAGCAAGTATAATAGTAAAACAAGGAGAGTCTTTAGAAGATGCGTATAAAAGAGCTACGAAAAGGGGATTTGTTAATGATCCTAATGATACTGGCGGCGCTACTATGGTTGGCGTAACTATCGGTGCATATAGATCGTATTGCAGATATAAGGGACAGAGAACTCCTAGCGTACAAGATCTTAAGAATATGCCGTACAAAGTATGGAGAGATGTTGTATACAGTATGTACTGGAATAAGTGGAAGGCTGATACCATACAAGATCAATCTGTAGCGAATATGGTTGTGGATTGGGTATGGCACTCAGGAGCTGCTACTATTAAGAAGGTACAAACATTACTTGGTGTTACAGCAGACGGTATAGTAGGTCCTAAGACTGTTACTGCTTTGAACAACGCTAAGGATATTAAGACAAAGGTATATAATGCTAGAAAGGCCTACTTCGAAGCAATAGTTAAAAAGAATCCATCCCAGAAGAAATGGCTTAAAGGATGGATGAATAGACTAAATTCGTTAATGTAAATATATGGTAGACTTTAACAAAAAGATTTATAACAGCGATAAGTTCAGATAGAGCGCATTGTTCTTCTAGGAACACGGATGTTATACTCTTGCTCCCAGAGGAACTACCGACTATATATAGTTTTGGGAGCAGGAGACTAATAGATGTTTAAATGGTTATGTGGCGCCTGATGGCGATGCTATCACTGGGTACCACTATTTTTACTTAAATTACAGTCCTATAATGATACTTAAGGAAGAAGAGTATACAGACCGTTATGGCGTAAAACGTACTAAACGTGAACGTATATTTGACTTTCCTAACTTCTGGGACTCAGATTATTATTACTTTCATGCAATAGAAGAAGCTGAATAGCAAGGAAAGCATATGGCCGTTCTTAAATGTAGACAGAGAGGATACAGTTTTAAAGGAGCTTCAATGTTAGTCAGAAATTATGAACTTATCCCAGGAAGCAAAAATTTCGCTGTGGCTAGTGAGCAAAAGTTTCTTGTTGGCGATGGGATATTAACCAAAGCCTGGTAGATCATGGACTTTATTGATAAGAATACAGCATGGTCCAAGCAACGCCTTACTTCTACAAGAATGGAGAGGGTATCCGGCTTTAAGGTTACTGATGAATTCG